GTTTGCCATTAAAGGTATTCCAATCCGTAGAAGTCAGATAACCGCTTACAGAAGTCGTAGCGGCTGGCATCGAAATAGCAGGGGTTGTGCCACCACTAGAAACTACAGGGCTTGTGCCTATAACGCTAGTAATTGGCGCTGTGCCAGAGGAAGCGGAAGTCAAACGACCTTGTGCATCTACGGTAATAGAAGAGTTGGTGTAAGAGCCAGCGCTAACTGTGGTATTAGCAAGGGCTATTGTTCCGCTTGAAGTAATTGTACCACCAGACAAACCTGTGCCAGCAGTAATTGAGGTTACAGTTCCACCGCTTGATGGGCTTGTATTGGTAATCGTAAAGTTAGGGTATGTACCGCTAGTAGATATTCCAGTTCCAGCAGTCAATACAACAGTTTGGTCAGGTGCAGTATTAGTGACTGTCAATGTACCGCTAGTTGTAATAGGGCTACCACTAATAGAAATACCTGTACCTGCTGTGGCGGCTACGCTAGTAACTGTGCCTGTATTGCCTGTTAAAAGTGTTCCATTAGCCGTTACTGTGCTTGCAAAAGTAGCCGTTGAGTCTTGATTAATCGTTAAAGCTGTGACCTGAGTAGTCGTAGTATTAGGAGTGACTTTTACTACAGCTTTTGCACCTCTAGCAGTTGCACCCCAATTTTCAGTAGCCACCCCTTCTAAAGAAGATTGTGGGTAAGAATCTGATGAAGTTGTACCATATCCTGCAAGTTCAAATTTACCTAAACTATCACCGCTTAATGGTGCTTGCGGAGAAGCTACAGTACCTCTATATTTACTTACTCGGATAGAAGAACTATTAGCGTCACTAGAATAGCCACGCATAGCAATGCGAGAACCTGAATTATTATCTCCGACTGCTCTAATTTTAATAGTCGGTACGGTAGTAGTATTAACACCTAAATTACTTACATTAGTCAACGACTTAGCGTTTAAATCTACTGCTCCAGTAGCACCTGTGTATGGGACTGCACTTACATCTGCGGCAGTTAAAACTACTGTGCCTGTATAGCCGTTTACGCTAGTTACAGCATCCGTGTTGTCTATCTTTTGCCATGCCGAACCGTTATATACCGCCCAGTCACCCACTTGCCAATCAGTAATGCCGTTAAGGTTTGTTGTACCTGCAACGCTCACAACATAGTAATAACCCTTAGTTCCAGTTGAGGATGTGAGTGTAGGTGTATTTGTTGTGGCGTTCCAAGTTCCTTGATAACTTAATGCGCCCAATACTGCGGCTGGAAGCTGACTAACTGGTACTGTACCGCTACCGTCTAATGATGCAACACCATTTGCTACACCTTTTGTTGCATTTGCAACATAGTCGCTAATGGTTACGCCTGACATTGAACCGCCAGTAACAGATACGTTATTGCTGTTTTGAGTAGACATCGTACCCAATCCAGTTACATCTGTACTAGGAATAGTAGTAGCGGCAGTCATAGCAGATGTGCCATTACCTACGACATAACCTGTTAAGGTTGCTGCGCCAGTACCACCATTGGCTACAGGTACAGTACCAGTTAGCGTATGGTCAGCGTTCCAATCACTAGGGCGAACAACGGATGTGTCATCTCCGTCAGGTATTGTTGAAACCTTATTATGCTTGACTGTAATAGCCATTATTGAACCCCAGTTATTTTGCCGTCAGGGCCTCTAACTACTGTCTTTGGCCTATTATGTTGAGCATTAATTGTATCGACTAAAGCAGAAATAGCTTGTGCCATTTGTTGATTTCCTTGACCAATAGCGCTTGCAATAGGTTGTAATGGATGTTCTTGCGCCCTGGCAAATTCTTCTTCATTCATATAGGCTTGTGCGCCATCATCTTCGGCTGCGCCAATACGAGCAACTTCAATCTTTGCACCATTGTTGATATGAGCAAGCAATACTTGAGTGTTTCTCTCAGTCATCATCTTCATTTGAGCGACTTTAAGCTGCATATCCATGTCGGCTTTGTTGCGTTGTTCTTCCAACTGGAATTTAAGCTGATTCTCTTGTGCTTGGTATTCTTGTTTAGCTTTTTCAAGCTGCATCTGACCTTGTAACTTAGCTTGTTCAACCTGGGCTTGCATTTGAATCTGTTGCATCTTGGATTGATTGTCCATTTGCGCTTTTTGAATTTCAGGAGGAGGAGGTTTAGGTTGACCTTGTGATTTTTGTGCGGTTACACGCAACTTATCAGCAGTTTCGTCAATAATGCCTTCTAATTGCTTACCGGCTTTAAACGCAGTTACACCAAACTTCAGCATTTCAAGCGCCATAGGTGCTAATTCAGGCGTATTTTGTACCATTGGTACTGCTTGAGCCATAAATCCACCTACTGCTTGCAAGAAAGCCATTCTATCGGCTTTTTCTTGTTGTTCATCTTGGTAAATCATTGAATCAGAAGTCACTTCAATACGGAAGTTCTTGCTGGCTTCGTTTCTTAACAGTTCAATAGCTTGCGGAATCAGTTGTTTATCTTCATCTGACAACTGCATAGCACCAGAAATTTTTACCAATGTTTCATCAGTAAAGTGATTGCAGATAATCTGCGCTTTGATAGATAGTAGGCTAGTAGCAAAGTCTACGACTGCGTGTTGCTGAGTCTTTAAACGACCAGCAGCGTTGTTTGACTTGATAATCTGTGCGCCAAGCGTGTCATTAGGGTCAGTTTGACCTCTTTGAATGTCGGCAATTCCCATTAATTCATAGATTTGATTCTTAACCTGGTCCATAGCTTGATAACAAGCCATCAAAGCAGTCGAGAATGGGGCTAAATCTACTAAGTCTATAGCGCCTTTCATACCTTGTTTTTCAGCAAACGCCATCCAGTTACTTACTGGAATCATGGTGTTATTTTCACCTTCGGAGAATAGACGTTGCAATTCGCTTGCAGAAGCATCGTAAACACCACGCACTTTAAGGGCATTAATTAAGCCATCAATGCGGTCACATAGCGTATCTAATTCTCTAGCTTGGTCTTGGTAGATAGTAAAGTCAGGAATAGGCTCTAACGAGTCTGTAGTAAGAGTGGCGTAAAGTGGTTTAGGACAAGGCCAAAAGTTTTCTAATCCTAGTGGGTCATCTCTTTCGTCAACAATCTTGCCTAGTGACTTAGAAATCCATAATACTTTGCCTGTTTCTTTATCCCATACCTCATAGATAACAGCTTCATACACTCCGTCATCTGATTTATAGGATTGTTTTAAGTCGTCAGGTTTTGTATCCAATGGGATTTTGTAACCCATTTCTTCGCCAAAACGCTCCACAAGAGCAGGGCGACTCATATAAACTCTGCGCCATACTGCGGTGACTTCTTCCCATGTGCGAGCAATAGTATGACCAAAATCACGCCAATGAACATAATCTACAGGGCAGCACTCATATTCAATACGCTCTTGATTTTCTGTTTCTGTAGCGTCAAGCGTTTCAGCTTCGTCAGAATCTTCAGTTACTTCTAAGCCGTCATCCGGCTCGCCTTCACCTACAATATGCGGTTCATAACGCACCCAAGCTACTCCACGACCACCTAATAAGCGGTCAAGGACTGCGTTGTTCATTGCTGACTTATAGTCGCCATAATGTTCAATTTCAAACTCTAATGCCCTTTCAAGCATCATAGAGGCGACTCGACCTATTGGGTCATTATCCCTAAATCTACGGCTAACATCAGGTCTAGGAAGTCTTGCAAAGATAGCTGGCTGAATAGTCTGAACATTGCTCCAGAGTATGTTAAATCGTGCATTAGGGTTTCTGTCGTAGCGGCTATCATCTTTATATTTTTTTACAATGCGGTCAACTCTAGCTTCCCAACGCTTATAAGAGCGTTCGTATCCCATGATTGTTTTATACCAATCTTCGTAGGTATGATTGACTGTCGCTTTATCGTTTGCCATGTTGTTGCCTTAATGTTTAAATATTTGGCGAAATGTTGTCTTATTTTACCTTTTTTATATACGATTGTTTGATTTGGTCTTGGTTTCTTTCCAAAGCTCATTAAGACTCACTTCAGTTTTGCCAACAAAAAGACCTCGAATAGGCTCATCCGGCATTGTTATTTTTGCCTCATCTTTCCAAACTATAGCCAAATAACGAAAAGCATCAGCACCATGAGAAGTCCAATCGTGGCGAGGCTTATCCCTGAATACCTTTTTATCTTCATCATATTCCCTTTGATATTGTCTTAAACATTCAATTCCATCTATTGTTTTATGGTCAAACCATGTTCTAGTAAGTGCTAATCGGCTAGCTTGGATTCCATCTTGTAATTTTAGATTGGGGGTTATCTTAATAGTTTTTAGGGGTATCTTATCGCCTAGCTGTTCGATAACGCTTCGATTGGAGGATAAGGTCTTGGCCCTGGCATCATGTGGCAGCCAATGAGTGCCGTAGGTATAACCCCTCTCCTTTTCTCTAGATTGTATGATTCCAGCATAAAAGGCTACAGGTTGACCATTACTAGAATGATAGTCTAGACACCTAATCTCACCATGTACCACTTGAAACCACCATATCGCTGTATCGTCAGAATAGCCCAAATCCCATGCTGTATGAACAGGGAATAAGGGGTCGTACTCTACCTCTGTAATCCGGTCTTGGTCAGTCAACTGACGCATCTCTTTGCCAAAGTACGCCCCAAGAATAGCGCTTTCAAAGTCGCATTCAAACTCTTGGAGATATTGGTCTTCGGTCATGGCTTTAGCCGCATCCTCTAACTCTGCCTTGTCTAATATCCCTGTCTGACTAGCTCTTAGGACTTTGACATACCAGTTAGGGTCTTTGGTTGCATTGTTATATATTTCCCAGAAAGCATTATGGCCTTTAGGAGTGCCAATAAAGGTAGCCCAACCCTTCCTATCAGATAGTAAAGGACGCACTACAGCGCCCCAAATAGACGGCTTCATGTCGGCAAATTCGTCCATAACTACTCCGTCCAAATAATTCCCTCGAAGTGCATCACAGTTTTCGGCTCCTAATAATCTTATCCTTGCCCCTGTAACCAATTCTATCCATAGCTCGGATTGATTGGCTTTGGCTAATACCGGCTGACTATATCTAAGCAAATAGTCCCAGGCAATGCTCTTAGCTTGTGAATAATAGGGGGCAATGTAAGCGTATCGCCCATCCTCTTTACCATCTATTAAAGCTCTATATATTAAATCGTTAATACAAAGAACTGTCTTACCCTGCCCTCCGGTGTGCAATGATGACAGACCAACGCTTTACCCTGTCATGATAATCTGCAAATACATCTCTAGGACAATAGTCCAATTCCACCTCTAATAGACCGTCACTCATTCTGGGCGCTTCCAGCTTATAACCATTCTTTGAGGTGCTGTCTCATCTCCTACTACTTCCTGGCGTGCTAGTTTGGGGAGGTGATATTCCATTACAGCTTGAAGCATTAAAAAGGCTTTCTCTGGATTGGGTGGGACTATCCACACAATATCCCCATTCTTATCATATCTAATACAACCCTCTTTATCTGTCTTAGGGATACCGGCTGCCACCTCCTCTAACCAATGTTGCATCCTGGGAGAGTTCTTATCAACGAATTTAGCGATGGCCTCCTTAGCAATAGCAGTATGTTTGTTGACTGCACCAACAGGCCTTCCCTTTCCAGCATTGGGCGGTAAGCGTTTGGTTGGTACTTTTGAGCCATCTTCGTTAATGGTCATATTGTTATAGCTTTTAGCTATAGGATTAGAGTTTGTCATAGCTTTCAGTAATTAAGGATTTAATTAAATGCTAAGTATTTGATTCATTTAGTCGCAATATAACATAAACCTATAGAAGTAGCACAAAAACCACACTATCTAGATAGATTAGTAATATAGAGCAAATAATTTACCTAAGTCTGTAGTTATGGACTACATTAACAGGTAGCAGCACCGTTAAACAGTCAACTAAAGGGGAAACTTAAATGACTACAGTTAAACAAGAAGCAGCACAAGAGTTGGTTAACATTCTTAGCACTATACCAACAGATACTATCTATACAGTTATACGCCATGTATCAAGCTCAGGTATGCAAAGAGAGATTAGCCTACGCATGATTGACGCTGGTCGCATCATTTCATTAGATTGGTTGGTATCCAATGCAACAGGCCACAAGATTGGTAATCATAATGGATTAGTAGTAAAGGGATGTGGAATGGATATGGGCTTCCATCTAGTAGATGGTATTAACCATTCGTTCTCACCATCCAAGAAGTTTAGACAGGAATGGATTTAATTATGAAAAACTATCAAGCGTTGATATTGTCTATCCTTCTTTTCTTGGCGGCTCAGGTCGCCTGGTATTACACCAAATAAGGCATATATGACACAGAAAGCCATAGTAAGCGAAATAAGAGAGATTCTGGCGGCTATTGAGTTAGACCTTGACCCATTTGTCAGGGCCGACTCAATGCGCTATACCGGCTATCTATCAGAAAACGCAGCCGACCTTCAATTATTGGTCGTTGCACTACTTAATCAGGGGAAAGCATGAATAGCTTAAAAGTATTGGAAAATAGCTTGTTTTGGCAGAAAGTAGTTTTAAAAGAAAGTAAAAACCCTATTCAGAAAGCCAGGGTAAGCAAGAATATTGAGAAACTAACAGCACAAATCGCAGCACTCACCAAAGGGGAATAAAATGACCACAAAGAAAGTTACGCAAGTAAGCAAGGAAGACATCTACGCAGCAGCTCTATATCAGGCTTATGATGATTTCGATGAGATGTTTGCAGTCCTTAGATACATTATTGAAGATGTAGAAAAGGAAGAGTTTAGCAAATACCAGGTAAGGGGCGCATTAAAGGCTTTACGCACTCTTATGATTACCAACCAAAGCATGATGATGGATTGTGCAGGGCTTGAATATTAACGATTAACTAATACAGGGGCTTCGGCCCTTTTCTTTTTTGCGGAGAATTTTTATATGGTCTTTGACCTGAAAGGGTGGCGCTCATCCCTAGGACTTACACAAGAGTCCGCAGCGCAGTTGTTAGGTGTACATAGGGTTACATATACCAGATGGGAGAATGGCGCTCAAAACCCCCCTAAATTGATTGGAATGGCTTGCTTACAATTTAAGCATATGATGGGCAAATAGGGTGCAACATTTTTGATAGGGTATTGGAATTCTCATACCCTTTTGGAATTTGTTTGACTATTGTATTTCCTATAGGGTATTGGAATTTTGATAATGCTTTGGAATTAGCCAACAATATCAGGGTCGTGGTATTTGTTCATAGCCTTAGACAAAGCCTCTTTACGCTTTAGTCTTTGGTTAATCTTTTTATTCAGAATATCTGACCTACTGTTTACATTTTCTTCTAAAGAAGGATTGTGTTCCTGGCGTTTTTTTTGCTGTTTATCAAGCGTATTCATTAATACTCAGCTTTCTCAGTCTTTTTAGACTCTTTCTTGGTTTCGCCTTTTTCTTCGCTGCCAGCCATGTGTTTAGCATAAGCAGCTTCTAGCTTAGACTTTACTTTGCCTCTAGCATGGGTACGCTGTTCGGACAATGCAATCGCCAGAGCTTGTTTCTTTGGCTTTCCTGCGGCAACCTCAGTTTTGTAGTTTGTACCTACGCTTTGGGCTGACCCACTTTTGTCCATTGGCATGATGCTTCCTTACTTGAGGTATTTGAGTTTGTAAATGGTTGAGTCAATAAGTTGTTGTATTTCTGCAACAATATTAACTAATTCTTGTTCTTTGGGCAAATCATTATTGGCTTCTTTTACAAAGTTTTTTAATGATTCTAGGTATTTTAATGGTTCTTTGGGTTGATGATAAACACTTGGAAACTGTTTAATCTGCTCATAGCAACCCATGTATGCTTCTACATAATCGTCAACTAGCTCGATTATTTCATCGTAGTAATTGCCCAGAGCTTTATGCTTTGAGTAAGAATCTGTTGACCAATGGAAGAAATGAGTATTAGTGCTGCTATGCAATAAAGTAGCGGCAAACATAGCGACATTTTGAGTTTCATTCATAAAGACTCCGTTTCGTACAATTTTAGCACTTCTATGGCTTCTTGCACGGAATTTACCCTATGTAATGGGCCACCTTTCCAACCAGCAAATAGAGTAATTTGTTGCGGAGTGAGCTTTTTATCTTCTCCGTCTTTGACTTCAATTAAAATAGTCTGGTCATTAAAGCAAACCATTAGGTCAGGGATTCCTCCACCAACCATGTGTAAAAGAAATACATCAGCGCCATAATCTCGTAGTGCTTTTACAACAGATGCTTGATTTTTATCAACTTTTTTAATATAAGACATAATTTTATGTTAGTGTTCTTTAACTTGTTAAGGGGAATTTAATGTACCATTTATCAGATGAAGAATGGATTGCACTTTGGAAAGAATGTGGTTCAGCCGTTGTAATGGCAACAAAAATAGGTGTTAGTCAGCGTTCAGTATATAACAGAAGAAGGTCGATAGAAGCAAGGCATAAGATTGCATTGCCATCGGTAGATGACCAGCGCTTTGACCAATTAAAAAAGATAGCACAAACTACAGGACATACTCGCAGGGGTATGGATATTGAAAAAGGTAGAGTCATTGTGTTTAGTGATGCGCACTTTTGGCCTGACGATACCACCACAGCGTTTAAAGCCCTATTAGAGATGATTAAAGAGTTTAAGCCTACGGCAGTAGTCTGTAACGGAGATGCGCTGGATGGGGCTAATTTAAGCCGTTTCCCACGCCAGGATTGGAATAAAGTACCCACAGTCAAAGAAGAATTAGAAGCCTGTCAGTATTACCTAGGTGAAATTGAAGCAGTTTCTAAAGGTGCTAAATTGTTTTTTCCCCTAGGAAACCATGACCAGCGTTTAGAAATGTCTATTATTGCTAATCTTCCTACCTTTGAAGGTGTACATGGGACAAGTCTTAAAGACTATTTTCCGATGTGGCAACCTTGTTGGTCATTTTGGGTCAATGAAGATACTTGCATCAAGCATCGGTGGAAAGGCGGCTGGACAGGCGGTAGGAATAATGCGGTCAATTCAGGTGTAAATATGATTACTGGTCATACCCATGTTTTATCTTCCATACCATTTAATGATTACAACGGCACACGATGGGGAGTTCAAACAGGGACTTTAGCTGACCCTATGGGACAACAATTTGCCTATACTGAAGATACTCCTAAAGACTGGAATAGCGGTTTTGTAATGCTATCGTTTGACCATAGCAAAATGCTTCAGCCTGAGATTATTCGTGTATGTGGTGAAGATGCTGTAGATTTTCGTGGAAAAATACACAAAGTATGAAGCTAACCCCATCAATACTTCGTAATTTCTATAACGCCTTGGTCGTATGTCATCCATTTACTAAATGGAAAATGCCATTAGCTGCACAAATTAGCTTTATAGTTGACGCAGATGAAACTATTATGGGTAGCTATATGTATGAAGATGGGGAAAAGTATGAGCATACTATTACTATCTCATCAGCCAAATGTGGACACATATCAACTGTAATTCGAGTGCTTTGCCATGAAATGGCCCATTGTAGCTTTCATCGGCAAAAAGGTGATAAATGGTTACAACATGGAAAACCATTTAAAACTCGTTGCAAAATGATTTCTGAGGAGTTGGGATTTGACCCACTTGAGCTTTAATTAACTTTTCTAATTCCCTAGCAAATCTATAGCGTGTTTGCCATTCATTAGCAGAAGCAACGCCTCGTAATCCTAAAGAATACCAAGCGTTTTCAATTTCTTCATCAGTCAAATCACTATCCATAATGCTATAAAAGGTAATAACATTGTTATAACACCAAAATATAGCAAAAGGTCATTCACTCATTGACCTTTCCAAGTCTTTGATTGACTCGTTCCAACAACTCCTCCTCGGTAACGCCCCATTTATTTGTAAAACCTTTGTGACCCAATCCGTGAACACCGGTGTTTCCACGATGGTGTTCTGGGCAAAGTGGCACGACAGGGGATGTAGACCGTTTAGTTCCATACCGTCTAATATGATGGAGTTC